ATTTAACGAACGTGGAAAATCCACTAAGTATAAACTTGATTTAGGACAATCCATAACCATTCGCATAAAGTCTTTATAAGAATCCATCATTGGAATACGACGTGCTAATTTATGAGCACCAGCGTATGTAACCAAAGTACTCTTACCAATATTACCAGTAGGACAAACAACACAATTAATAGTACGTGTGTTCCACACTAATCTATTATCAAGAATCGCACTCTGCCAAGGTCTAAGAACAATACCCCTAACTTGTTTAGGAATATAAGCATCTCTATCACACCAAGGACCAGCAACACGAGTATCTTCTTTGCTGACATAAAATTCATCATCGCTACAATGACTTATACCCCAGTGCTCTCCAAAACCCCAATTAGGACCTTTACGTGCCTTAACTTTAAGACTAACGCGACCTTGGAAGTGTTCATAACCAGATTCACCTTTTTCTTCTTGAAAACACCATTTTTTACAATCTTTTTTACAAAATTCGATAACCTGATCATAAGTACATTTATCTTTACTAATAGTAAAATCCCAAATACATACAGCGTTCTTCGCCATTACAAACTAAACTTAGAATAAATTCAAATCTTTAAACGCATTAAATAAAGTCTATAATAGTCCAAAATAGTCCAAAATTGGTCGGTAAATATGTGCGTTCAAAATTCGCTAATTAAAATCAAAGTTAATATATAAACAAAGATGGCGAATGGACGGAATAACAAAAAACCGACGTCGGGAACGAATGCTACGAATCTACCACGTGATTCTACAAGTAATAAAAGCGTTAAGCGCGTATATCGTAAAGCGCGAGTTGTCCCTAAGACTAAAACGGGCGCCAACAAGTCCGCAATAATGACACTTGCTCGTCAAGTAAAATCTCTACAAAATCAACGCTTCGGCGAAATTCAAACAGCAAATACCCAGTTCGTATTAGATAGTGATATCAAATTACCAACCCCCAGCGAACCAGTATGTTTTATGATGAACGATTTTTACAATGACGCCCCAGTTTTCAAAGGATTACATTACCCATTAACAGGTGAGGTAGGATACACCACCGCCACAGTGATTTACAGACCATCATACCAAAGTGATTTAAAAGACCAGTATGAATGGAATGCCAGACAGAACACAGACGCCGTTAGTGAGATTGAATACAAACCACTATATCGTCGCGTAAATTTCCACATTGATAGTAATCTATCAGGAGCGTATAAACCTATGAAACTCCGTTTTACATTATTCAAATTAAAACCCCAACCATTATCAACTAATCAAATCGATTGTCAATTACCAAGTCGTTTAGGAGCGTACCGCTATTTAGCGGAAGCAACAAATGTAGGTAAAATCAATAACTTCAATCCAAGATTCCATCAAGTAATATATGATAAATGGCACGTCATCAAAAGTGATGCTGATGAACCAACTAAACAAACATACGTATCTATCCCCTACAAATTCAACGATAAAGATGTAGTCAAACCAGATTTCACCAATTTACCATCAGGACAGACCTTCTGGACTAATATGCCACAGAACGAAATAGTATGGTGTATGATAAGTGTCAATACCAACGCCACCAATCCCATTATTAGTAAAATTACCTGTAATAGTTTCTTTTCGTGGAGAGATAAACACGGAATTATCGGTTAAAAAAAGCACTTAAAGAAATCACAGATATATAAGAGAGTAACAATAGTACTTAAAGAAAAAAAGGAGTTATGATACCCAATTACTCCCCCCCAAAAAAATAATATAAAATCTTATAAAGATTCTAAAAAGAATATCTACGAGATTCTATACACATATTGACGAATAGGCAAAGGGAAGGAGGACGAGAGCGTGAGCGAGAGTAACGACTGGACGTCGCCGTTATTCGGCACCATATGTGCCAGGTGTGCCAGCAGTTACACAATTAGTATTACAGAACGTTAGTTCGCCTTGTGTAACTTCCCAAAGAACCCACCGGTCTCTTGAAAGGAATTCAAAATCGGGAGCACTATTCATAAAAACCCAGATATTAGGACAATCAAAGTATTCTTCCCTGAATCCATATCTGTCATCATAAGCATATCCGTCCTTCACTGTTTCAATGGCACTCCAAAAACCAGCGCAATTAATTTTATTTAACGAACGTGGAAAATCCACTAAGTATAAACTTGATTTAGGACAATCCATAACCATTCGCATAAAGTCTTTATAAGAATCCATCATTGGAATACGACGTGCTAATTTATGAGCACCA